GAGGCAAATTGGGGTCCTGGTGTCACTACCCGTATTAAAGGGGTAATGGCTACAGCTACCAATAAATTCCAGTGTGAAACTGGAATAACGCGCGATTTGTACTATTTAGTTTCCAACTGCTTTCCAGCAGCATATCCTATGTGGGATGCCCATCTTAAACAGATAGGTTTTCCTACATTTGATATCGGAAACCAAATTGTCACTGTCCCCAAGGATGCGTTTACTGATCGAGTTATAGCAATTGAGCCAGGAATTAATCTCTGGTTTCAAAAAGCTATTGGCTCTATGATTCGTAGGCGCCTTCTTGGACATGGGATCAACCTTAACTCTCAGGAGATTAATCAGCGATTGGCAAAGCTAGGATCGAAAGATTCTAGTTTGGCTACTGTTGACTTCTCTTCTGCTAGCGACACCATTTCGAAGCGAATGATCTTTGAGTGTTTTCCTTCTCATTGGTCATCTCTTCTTGATGCTGGTCGATCACATTTCGGTATTTTCAATGGCAAGCATTTTATGTGGGAGAAGTTTTCCAGTATGGGAAACGGCTTCACATTTGAGCTTGAATCGCTAGTCTTTTACGCTGCAGCATATAGCGTATGCTCATACCTTAATTTAGATGTGAGCTTGATAAGCGTTTATGGAGATGATGTTATTTTACCATCTTCAGCCTTTGAACTCTTTTCATCGTTTAGTGAATTCCTTGGCTTCTCAGTAAATCGGACAAAAAGCTTTTCAGGCTTATGTCCGTTTAGAGAGAGTTGTGGATCTCATTTCTTCGATGGTATCGACATTAAACCAGCTTTCATTAAGAAAGCTGCTCAGAACGTTTTCGAACTATACCGCCAGCTAAACACTATAAGAAGATGGTCGCATCTTAGACTTAATCGTCTCGGATGTGATTCTTCTTTGAAAAGTGCTTGGCTGGTCCTTTATCGAGCGGTACCGAAGAATTTACGCATCTTTGGTCCAAGCGATAAGGGGGACGGCTTCATCTTAGGAAACTTTGATGAAGCTAGTCCCGTAGTTGCTAAGAACGGTATCGAAGGATACTATTTCTGGCAGTTCCAAGAAGTCGGGAAAACCCGACGTTCAGAGGAAGTTGGTCTATTTTTAGATCGACTTCGTAACGTGTCGGTACAAGAGTATGGTAATAACTATACTCTAAGAGGCCGAATACGCGTCTCTTTAGTAAGGACGCTAGTAGGGCAGTGGTACAATCTCGGTCAGTGGTTTTAATCACTGATCTTTGATCTGGCTCTGCTAATCTCTTTTGGAGATTAGCAACCAGGGGCGAGTAAATTCTACTCAAGGGTGTAGCGCGG